GCCTCGCCGAGCCGTCCGTCTCGCTCTTCGCGATCGAACTCTCCATCCGCCTGTCGCTCGCCGTGCTTACCGAGGAGGCCGAGGATTTCGAAGGCCTCGTCGGACCGGACGGCGGTCCCGCGCAAGTGCAAGCCTCGGAGTCCACCACATGACCGATCTGCAAGTCCGTCCCGCGAGCGGACGGCGCGTGCCGGGCCTCGATCCGCCCGGAGACATTCCGGGTGGCGACGGCGCCCTCGTCCCGGTCTCGACCTACATCCGTCGACGTCTCGTCGACGGTGACTTGGAACTGCACTGCGCGCCGGCACTGGGCGCGGCGGTGAAGGACGAGAAGGGCCAGGCGATCGGCAAGGCGCCGGCCTGGCGCGCGCTCGCCGGCGATCTCGTCACCGCGTTCCGGGACGGCCGCCTCGTCTCGGTCGCGCTGCCGCCTCCGGCCGAGGCCACGCCCGCCGATGCCGCCTCCGCGCCGGAGGCTCCGCCGCCCGCCGCTCCGGCCAAGCAGGGGAAGTGACATGTTCGTCGACTTCAACGAGATCTTGTACGACAGGTTGGAGCCCGGCACCTTCGTCGAGGTGAGACCGAACTACGCTGGTATCGGCATTCTGCCCTACCCGCGCCGCACCCTGCTGATGGCGCCGATCGTGGCTCTGCCGGCCTTCGGCTGCGTCGGCACCGCCATTCCCGGGCGACTCCACCAGATCACGCGGCCCGACGACGGGGCGCGACTTTTCGGGCAGGGCTCTCCGGGCGACCTCATGGTCCGCGCGCGCCTCGCGGCGAACCGCGCGACGCCGCTCTACGCCATGGGCGTGACCATCGCCGCGCCCACCTACGACACCTGGACGATCGCGTTCTCGGGCACCGGCTCGGGAACCGTGCCGTTCTGGATGGGGGGCCGGCGCTATCCGGTCGAGATCACGGCTGGCATGACGCCCGCGCAAATGCTGGCGGCCACGCTTGCCCGGATCGTCGCGACCCGCGACGGTCCGATGGTCGCCTGGAACGGGACGAACCTGATCAACGTCTCGACGAAGGCGCCCGGCGTGCTCGGCGCGGACCTCGCGCCGAGGATCGGATACTATCCCGGCGAGAACGTGCCCGCCGGGATCACGGTCACGATCACGCGCACGATCACCGCGACCGCCGAGCCCGACATCCGTGCCGCCTTCTTCGACGCCATCGTGGACGAGTGGTTCACGGACTTCATCTGTCCATGGTCGTCGCCGGCGACGCTCGCGATCCTGGAGACCGAGCTCGCCGCGCGCTACCGCGCCATGGGCAAGAAGGACGGGCATGCCTACACCGCCTTCTCCGGTACCTTCGGCCAGGCCACCGCGCGTCTCGACACGGTCAACTCGGCCTTCGTGTCGGCGCTCTGCGTCACGAACCCGATGTCGCCTCCCTACGAGATCGCCGCGTCACTCGAAGGGATTTGCTCCTTCCATCTGAACAACGATCCCGCGCGGCAGCTGCGCGGCCTGGTGCTGCCGGGCATCCTGCCGCCCGCCGTCATCGACCGTTTCACCGAAGACGAGCGCGACCTGCTGTTGCGCGCGGGCTGTTCGACCTGGACGGCGCAAGGCGACGACATGGTGCTCTCGCGCGTGATCACGACCGCGCACGCGACCTCTCTCGGCATCCCGGATCGCGCCTGGATGGACATCATGGTGCCGCAGACGCTCTCGCGCATCCGCTACGACTGGGCGACGTATGTCGGGCTGACCTATCCGCGCAACAAGCTCGCGCCGGACGACAGTTTGGCGGCGCGGATCAGCGACGCGGTGGTCACGCCGAAGCGCATGCACGGCGCCTGGGCCGCGCGCTGCAACCTCTACGCCGAGCGCGCCTGGATCGTCGATCACGAGCGCACGGTGCAGGAGAGCCGGTTCGAGATCGACCGGTCCGATCGCAACAAGATGATCGCGCGGCAACAGGTCATGGTGATCGGGAACCTGATGGTCCTCGCCGCCGCGCTCGAATTCCAGCCCTGAGGAGAGACACGTGGCCAAGGCACTCGGCATCGTCGACATCATTTGGAAGGGCCGGACGATGCAGCCCGAGAAGGGCGCGACCTACAAACCCGGCGGCATCAAGAACAACGCCGTCGTCGGCGGCCGCAAGGTGCACCACGCCGCCGAATTCGAGGCAGGCGAGGTCAAATGCACCGTGCCCTGGTTGCGCGACTACCGGATCGAGGATTTCGAACCGGGTGAAGCCGGCCTGTTGCAGGTCGTGTGCGACACCGGCCAGGTGTTCTCCCACGACGACGCGTTCCTGACCGAGCGGCCGGAGTTGAAGGCGAACGAGGGCGGCAAGGTCGAGCTGAAATGGGCCGTCGGCGAGCCCGCCGCCGCCTACGGCTGACGCGGCCGATCATCACGGACGCGAGGACCAAATGACCAAGATCGCCATCGACCTGGACACACTCAATCCGCAGCCGGAAACCCCGGCCCCCGGCGCCCCCGCCGAGGGCATCGTCGATCTGGACGCGCCGGAGACGGGTTCCATCTCCAGCCTGCCCGAACGCGCGCGCAAGCTCCCCGACGGGCGCGTCGCGCTGGTGCTCGCCGTGCCCATCACGCTGCGCGTCAAGCGCGGCGGCAAGGAGGAGGACGAGGTCACGCGCGAGCTGACCTTCCGGCCGATCGTCGGCGCCGATCTGCGCCAGGTCGCGAAGCTCGACGGATGGGACGCGACGGCCATGATGGTCCATCTGCTCACGGCGCCGGCCGGCACGCCGCGCCGCCTGACGGAGATCCTGCTCGACGCCATGTCCATGACCGATTTCGGGGCGGTCTCCGACGTGATCGGTTTTTTGTCGGGCAGTGGCCAGCGGACTGGGCGTTCCTCGCCGCGCTGACGGCGCGCGCGCTCGGTTTGTCGCTCGCCGAAGTCCTCGCGCTCGATCTCGCCGACCTCGACTATTGGTCGGACGTCGCCCGCGCCATCGCCGAGGCCGAGCGTGAAGCTTCGGAACAGACCTGACGAGGCTCCATGTCGCGCACCATGAAGGCGTCGCTCCTGATCGAGGCGGTCGACCGCGCCTCGGCGCCGGTGCGCGCGCTGATCGGGCGCGTCCAGGCGCTCGTCGATCGCGCCCGCTCGCTCTCCGGGGTCGCGGCGCGCGTCACGGCCATCGCCGGCGCCGTCGCCTCGCTCGCCTCTGGCCTGTCCTTCGCCCAGCCGGTGAACGCGGCGGCGGCCTTCGAGGGCCGCTTGCGCGACATCGCCATCACGGCGGGGCGGACGGGTATCGAAGTCGATCGCCTGGTCGCGCGCAATGCCCGCTCCTATCAGGACCTGGCCCTGCGCGTGGGGCAGTCGAGCGAGAACGTCGCGAAGGCGGCGCAGGTTCTGATCGCCTCGGGTCTCGACGAGAGCTTGGTCGAACGCCTGCTGCCGACGGTCGGGCGCGTGGCGACGGCCGCCGGCGCCGACATCGAGGCCGCCGCGCGAAGCGCGGTCGCGCTGAACCAGCAACTGCGCATCGGACCGGAGCAGATGGAGCGTGGCCTCGCCATGTTGGTCGCAGGCGGCAAGCTCGGCATGGCGGAGTTTCGCGAGGTGGCGCCCATGTTGCCCGCGCTCGCGGCACAAATGGGCTCTCTTGGCAGCCAGGGCGAACGCGGTCTCGGTCTCCTCGTCGGCATGTTGCAGGCCGCCCGTCGCGGGACCGGCGACACGGCGACGGCTGCGAACAACCTCCTCAACCTCCTGCGCAAGTTCAACACCGAGGACACGGTGAAGAACTTCCGCGAGCTGGGTGTCGACCTCCCGCGCGTGATGCAGAACGCCGCCGCGCGCGGCATCGATCCGGTCGAGGCGGCGATCATGGCGACGATGCGCGCGACGCGCGTCGCGCCCGAGATGATCCAGCGGATGATGACCGAAGTGAACCGCCAGGGTTTGACCGGCGCGGCCGCCGCCGAGGAAATCAGGCGCAACTTGGAGCGGTCGGTTTCCGGCCGGCGCCTCGCACAGCTTTTCCCCGACGCGGAGAGCATGCAGGCGTTCATGCAGCTCTTGACCAATTTCTCCCGGTTTCGGGATGAGACGCAGCAAATCCGGGCCGTCGGTCCCGAGGTCATCCAGGAGGACTTCAAAAGTCGCATGGGCGGCATCCAGCCCCAGCTCGACCGGCTGTCCGAGACCACCGGCCAGGTGCGCGACCGGATCGGGTTCGCCTTCGCCTCGAACCTGCCGCTGTTGACGCAATTCGCCGACGGGGTGCGCTCCGGCATCGCCGCCCTCGACGGTGCCTTGGGCGAGGGCGTGCTCGACCGCATCCTGTCCGGCGCCGGCTTCGCGCTCCTGCTGGTCGCGGCCTTCGGCGCGGCGGCGATCGCCGCGCCCGTCTTCGTCGCCGGGCTCAAGCTCGCGGCCGGCGCGGCCCTGCTGCTCGGTGGCGGCATCGCCGCGCTGTTCACGCCGCTCGGCCTCCTCGCCGCGCTCCTCCTCGCGACCGGCCTGATCATCGCCGCCAATTGGGGCGCGTTCGCCGCGCGCTTCGGCGCGTTGTGGCAAAGCGCCAAGACCATCGCCGCCGGCGGGCTCGCCGCGATCACCGGGCTCCTGACCGGCGACCGGCGCCTCCTCGCCGACGGCGCGGCCGCCATGGCGCGCGGCTTCACGAACGCCCTTCGAGCGGGTCTCGACATCGGTCGCGACGTGGCCCGGACCGCTGCGCGCGGCATCGAGAGCGCACTCTCCGCGATCGACGGCCGCCTCGGCACCAACCTCGCCGGCGGCTTCCGGCGCGCGATCGACTTCGTCTCCGGTCTCGGCCCACGCGCGGGCGAGGCGGCGACCGCGATCGGCCGGGCCTTCACGAGCGGCCTCGGCGATCTGCCGGCCCGCGCGTTCACGGCGATCGCCGACGCGGCGACGCGGCTCGGCCAGCGGATCGGGGAACTGATGGCGCTCGCGGGCCAGGTCGAGGGCAGGTTCTCCGGCTGGCGCGCCAGCCTCGATCCGGCGTCCGGCGGCATGGCCGATCTCGCGGTGCAGGCGGCCGCGCTCGTCGTCGGCCTTCGCGTGCTCTGGGCGGTGTTGGTCGCGAGCCCGATCGGCCGGGTGGTTGCACTCGTGATCGAGCTCCTGGCGAATTGGGCGGCGTGGGAGGCGGCGGCGACGCGGCTCGCCGAAGGCGTCGGCAAGGCTGTCGGCGGTCTCGTCGCCAACATCACGGGCCTGCTCACCGGCGATCTCAAGCTCGCCTCCGACGGGGCGCGCGCTTTCTTCAACGGGCTCGAGGGCATAGCGGCAGGCGGCCTTGGTCTCGCCGAACAGGCGGTCAAGACGGGCGTGAACCTGATCTCCGGCGCGCTCGGCGCGCTCGACGGCATTCTCGGCACGGACTTCAAGGCGCGCTGGGACCGGGCGGCCGAGGCGGTCGGGACCGCGTTCCGCGAGCTGCCGGGCCAGCTGACGCGCATCGGCGGCGAGATCATTCAGGGCCTCTGGGACGGTATGAAGGCCAAGTTCGACGAGTTCATGGGCTGGGTCCTGTCGATCCCCGCCCGCATCACCGGCGCGCTCGGCTCGATCTCGCTGCCCTCCTTCATGGGGCGGACGCCGGGGGCGCCCCAAATTCCTGGACAGACAACGCCCGGAACGGCGCCGGGGCAGACGGCGCCGGCGTTGCGCGGCTCGACCATGGACGGCTTCATCCAGCCGATGTCCTTCCCCGACGGGCGGGGGCGCGGCGCTTCCGGCGAACGCAGCGCCGGCCTATCACCG